TGCAATAGGAACACGAATTACTCGACTAATTTCTTTATTGTCGTTATATCTAATGATGTCAATATCATTAAACATGTTACCGAACATAATAATATATCTACGTATACTTTCGTGATAAAATTGATGACCGAACATTACCAGCGATCTCCTTCACTAAATGGATTAAACTCACTGAAATCTATAAAGGAAGGAGTATCGTTTTCAAATAGAGTGTTGTTTGCTTGCGGATCGGTATTAGCATACCTAATTCCATCGTCGATGAGATAAATATTATCTTCTAACTTGACTCGACCACCCGTAGAATCTGATTGAATTGTTATTGTCGGAGCATCAACATACCCCTGTCCTTGATTAGTTATAGTGAGTAATACTACTTCATTATTTGTAACAGTTGCTGTTGCTTGCGCAGGGAATGATGTTGGTGCATCTTGCATTGTTATGTTAGCAGAAACTATTTCTCCTCCGGACACAACAGGAATTGCAATTGCGTTTATAGACCCATTAGCATCAATTGTTACATTGTTTGCAAATACTGTGAATGGATCTGTAGGAGGTGAATTTTCAAATGTCAATAAAGTTGTTATTGTTCCACTGTTACTTACCGCAGTATTTGTGTATGATAATACAGAAGATAAATCAGTATCTATGAATAAATGATCTATATAAACGTTGCCAGAACGAGTATTATTCACATTGACAATTCTTTTAAACAAATTAGATGGTTGAGTTCCGGTGATACTTGTGGCAACTTGCGTCGCATCTTTAAACAGTGTAATTCTTTGGTTGCCTGAATCATCTTCTACCTTAACAGAGAAGAAATTCCATGCGTCTTTTGCAACATTGTTTGCATACAGTGTGCCGTCAGATTGCAACTCTAAACTATATGTTGAGTTTGCAGTATTTGCTACGTTAATAATCCAATCTGGTTCCGTATCTTCGACTGTAAACACTTTCCCGTACACAGTATTACTTCCAGAAGGAACATACAAATGAAAATTGAAGTATCCTTCAGAAACGTCTTCGTGTCGAGTAAACAAGGTATCGGTTTCTTTTGTTCCAAGCTTGTAAGAGTAATCTCCAAATTTAGATTCTGATACTGCCCATCCATCAATTGCTTGCCGTCCTTCAATAGTAGCAAGCGTTGGTGTGACATACCCTCTTCCTACGTTAGAAAATGTAATAGATGAAATACTACCATCGACGATTGAAATTTCTGGAACCGCAGTAATTGATGGAGGAGGATCAGAGAACGTTACCCTTGGCACAAACTCTGCAGTTTCATAAAGACCACCAAATGTAACTGACGTTGAAGTAACAAATTGTCCAGTTACTGTTGCGACTGCAGTAGCAAATGGTAAAGCACCTTCCAGTGCAATGAAGATGAATTCTGTAGAATGCTCGGTTTCTATTGCATCGATTTCAGCAATACCAGTATCGATACTTTCATGACTGTATTCAAACAGTTCTAATGTTAAATCATATGATTGCAGTTTGCCCATCTGATAAAAAATTGCTTCATGTTCTACAAACTTAACTTCAAAAATCTTTCCATTTAATGGAAAATATACTAAATCTCCTTCTGAAGGACGACCGATACCTTCCGCTTCGTTAAAAGGAGTTGTTTCTGTTATATGAACTTCATCTTCAAATCTTCTTTGTGCGATAGTCAAAACCATGGAGTCTCTGATTTCTAAACCAAACTTAGATAAAAAATCTCCGTCTCCTTGAAATCCATCGATAGATTTAATATACATTTCGATAGGAAATGCAATATCAAATTTTGCGAGAGCATCTTCACCAAACAATTCATCTTCCCGTACTAGAGTTCTTGGAAGATAATAGCATTCAATCCCATAAATTTTTATAGATTCGATGATCAAATCTTCAATCAAGTTTTGCTCTTGAGAAAATTCAAAATTGTTAAAGTATAAGTTTGTACTAGGCATCTGTTACCCAATCATGTCCATAGCTGGCATCGAATATCTGTTGACAACTTCTTCTTCTAATGCTTTAATTTCTTCATCGGCTTCATTCCAAATTGTTTGTCCATTGAACTGCACTCCACCGGGCAATTGCATGCCTTCAAACTTTTTCAAATTTTCGCCCCATTGTTTTTTAAACAATGCAGTACAATATCTACGTAACCACCAATCTCCCCACACTGAAGTATGAATGTCAGGATCTAACACTCTATAGCACTCAATAATTAAATACTCTCCGACAACAGTTTTTGCGTCCCAATCCATGTCGATAAAAAGTTTATCAGTGTGACGACTAAAACGAATCGGTTGTTTACCGACAAAAATTTCTTCCATCAGTGCAACTCGTTCCATCGATGCTGTGTAATTAACGAATTGAGAATGTGCCCAATCGTATACTTCATTGAGAGTAATCTGATATCTAAGATTAAATAGATTGTTAGTCGATGTCCCTGTACCGATAGGAAAAACGTTAACGACTCCGTTGATATTCGATGGAACAGTTAGATACTTGTTAGTTCTATCGTCTTCGGTGACCTGATGTTTTAGAAAAGTTCTTTCTACTCCATCGTAATGGTAGTCACGATAGAAAGCAAGTGCATCATCAATGCGGTCTTGCATTTGATCTTCATCGACGTTAATTTCAACTACTGGTGCACCTAATCTGCGCAAACAATATTTTTTTAATTCGTCTCTTGAGGTAGGATTTGCCATAGTAATAGTCCTAGAGAGTTAATCTGCTAGGACTATTTATAATGATCATCAACTCGTGTTCGCATCATTTGTAAAGTCGGAAGGAACATACAAATGCCCTGCAGTCGGATAAGTAGAAGTATTGTAAGTTCTATTAGTCGTATCGATAGTTGCAGATGCTTGGTTAGTTCCATAGAAATAAATATCATTGGTGTCAGTTGCACCACTGTACAAACAATCTTTTGCGTAAGTTGTCCCTTTGTTACCAAAATTATATCGGTTCGCCCACGTCGCATAGTTTGCAAAAGTGCACCGAATAAATTGAACATCATGTGCAAGAGAACTATTATCATAACCCCATGCAATATGGTGAGTAGAGGTTTGGTTTTCAAAGTAAACATTAACTAGTCGACCTTTTGCATTACCACCATTACCACGTATTAGTGCGGCAATGTAGTTTGTCGTGCTACCATCAACTCTCGTTAAAGTCAAAAATGCCATTTGACGTTTGTCAGTTGGAGTTGTCGTACCCGACGACGTACTGAATATAGGTTTATCACGAGTTGCGTTGTGATCAAAGGTAACAACAACATTTGCAGGATCATTTGTCTCCCCAACAATTGCACACTCTTTATTGTTAAATGGTTCACTAGAATAAGTACCTGCACCCTGTGAAACACCTAAGTCATACTGACCTTCAGGCAATAATAAACAATCACCATTTGTCATTCCCACTAAAGTGCTTGTAATGTCAGTGCCAGAACCTCCACTATACTCGACAATAGAACCACCAGTTCCCGCAACATATGCTTCAGCAAACTGCTTACCGTATGATCCTGCAAAATTAAATGTAACTAATGTTGTTCCAAGTGTAATCGGTGCGTCTACGTCAGCACTGTTTGCAGTAAATGTAACATTCGCAGTTACGTCTTGGAGTGTTGAGTTTGATGAAGTATTTGCCAACAATAAAAATGTGCCATTTGATGACGATATTTCTAATCCATTTCTCATGTAAGTGTTATCAAATATATTACCATCACCAGAAGTCACAGATGCATAGTAAGTAATTGTATCATCATCGACAGCACTTACGGTTACGTTGGCACTAGTAAGGTTTTCTAGGTTGAGTTCCAGTGTTGCGGGAGGTGCCGTATTTGCTGTTAAGAAAGTATAAACTGACTCATATGTCTTAATATCATCTGCAGACAAAGACATTTCCATACCTATAAGATTACCTGCCGCAGTTGTTGTAGCACTACTTCCTCTTGGTATTTTAAACCCGCAAGCAAGTTTATTATTTCTAAAACTAATATTACCACCAAACTCCCAATAATGACCACCAGTGTCTTTGTACGGGAATATAGCATATCCTAAAGGAGTTGCGGTTGTAATATCCCAAGGAGTCGTCAAACTTAAAAATCGAATTACTGATTCAGTAGTGTTTCCGATTGACATTGCGAGAACATCACCTGAATCATTAAAATCCATTCCTCGGACTGCCCAGAACCCCATGCTACCAAAAGTGGCATTAAATCCCCAAGCACCATCAAAAGTGGTATTGATACGATTGTGCAATCCATAATACTTTTTA